TTACAAATTAAACATAGCCTTACGAGTTTGAGGGCCGAATACACCGTCTACACTGATGTTTAGCTTTCGTTGCATGTCTCTGACCCCGCCTGCTGTGTTAGGTCCGTAAATACCATCGTCTGTTGAATTGACGGCACGCTGGATACACCTTACATCTTCTCCGCGGGGGTATGGTCTATTTGCTCTCAGGAGGTTATTAAACGACGGAAGATTTTTTAAGAGCGTTTCGAAAGTTTTTTCTCCTGGCCTCCCGAAAAAGTTTCCATTCGGGCTGCTGACATTATACCGTGTCTGGAAGGCTTCAGTTGCTGATAAAGTCTCTGCACCCGGGTATCCATCATCCCGAAACCGCGGCAACTGCTCGCCAACTGCAAGCAACAAACGCTGGAATTGTTCGAACTCAAATCCTTGATCTTCAACTGCAATTAACATTTCTTTATATTTATCTGAATTGCTCATGCTGGTGAATGATGTGCTGCTTGATACAGTCTCAGCTGATGGCGTTGACTTTTTCTTTAAACCAAGCGTCTTAGCAATCCCCTCAACATGTGCCTCAGCGATCCTATCAATAGTTCCAGACTTTTTAAGCATACTTGCATCACGTGGGTTAGTGATAAAAAGCGCTTCCGTTAAAACTGATAACATATCACGATACGTGCCACGTAATACGGCAAAGTTAGCTGATTTAAGCCCTCTGTCGGTTACTCGTGGTTCAATTCGCCTCATAGCTCCGAAAATCGCATCATGCAAGTTTTTACGTGCTGTAGCGCTTGCTGATGAATTAGAGTGCATGAATGTCTCAGTGCCGTTAGCGGATTCTGCTGCCCCGTTTAAATGGATAGATACAAACAGATCAGCATCCCAGTTAACAGCGTCTCTTGCACGTTCATTAAGTTCAATAAATGTGTCATCGGTTCGACTCATACGAACAGAGACACCCTCATACTGATTTCTGAGGATGTCCTGTGTCTTTAAGCTTATATCTAATACTAAATCCTTTTCCCTTAATCCGTTTCCTTGCGCTCCCGGATCATGACCGCCGTGCCCTGGATCTAAATATACTTTTTTACTCATATGTTTTCACCTCATCTTTAGTCTTCTTGCCAAGTTCAAACAGTCCGACAGACGCCAAACCACTTATACCGCCAGCCCACAATCTTTCTGCCATATCCACATCGGCAAAAGGAAAAGCAGCTGCCCCGAGTAGTAAGCCGATGATAATGGCTACCAGTGGAGCGAACTGCTTGTTGAGGAAGCCTGTTTTCTTAATACCTTGAACTACACCAGTAACTACTGGCGCTATAATAGTTGCTAACATTAATACTTCTTGCATGTCGATCATCCTCCGTTATAATAAGTGATTAAAATCGGTGTCAAAAATAAAACCACCGGCAGCAGTGTACCGATGATTGCAATTTTCAGCTTTTTATCCGATTGTTCTTTCTGAGCTTGTGACTTTTTGTATGCGATAAATTCTTTTTTTAAGTTTTCTGTATCTGCGACGGCATCCTCTGCTTTATCAAGTGCTTCCCTACTTCGTTCATCTACGGTGTCCAACTTATCAAACCGTTCTTCAATCCGCTGCATCCTGTGGTCTAGTTTCACGATTGACTGTGCCACGCCTCTCAGTTCGTCATAAATTTCTTTATACCCTACTGTCACGCCTTCTTCCTCCATTCTTGACCTCCCCACTATGCGACATAATACTTTTCTTTATATAAAAAAAGCACCCAAAAAGGGATGCTTAAAAATACTGCTCATAAACTTTTTTCCGATGCTCCCCTGACAGGTGAGCATAAACCATTGTTGTATCTAACTTGCTGTGGCCTAGGAACTGTTGAATAACTTCAATTGGTGCCCCGCGGTTAACAAGGTGTGTAGCGTAGGTATGACGCAATTTATGAGGATAGACATTTTCATCTACGCCTGCACGTTTTGCCACTTCCTTCATCCTAAGTCGCATCTGGTGGATGCTCATGCGATTATATGGCCTGTTACGTTTACACACAAAGCAGTCCTGGTCATCTTTACGGCTGTCAAAATAACGTTTAATCCAGATCTCTGCTCTCTTGCTAAAATAAACCTCTCGCTCTTTGTCACCTTTACCTGTGACTGTCACTGTACGGCGGTGAAAGTCAAAGTCCTTTTTATTCAATCCGTAAACTTCACCGATCCGACATCCAGAAGAATACATGAATTCAATTAATGCTGCATCCAGTGAATCTTTTGCATTTATTCTGAGCAATTCCAGTGTTTCTTCTGCAATAAACTTAGGAACACGATGTCCACCTTTTGGGAATTTAATTTTTGCCGATACGTTAGAATCTGTTAGGCCTTCCTCGTGCATGTACCTAAACACAGCTCTGATAAACTTAACCGTATGCTGCAGGCTATTTGGTTTAAGCTCTGCTGAGCGTTTCTGAATGTAACTTTTAAGGTGGAATGTCGTAACGTCGTCTACATTTACATCACCTAAATACTCACACAGCATTCTGAATTGCAACTTATACGCTTTAATAGTGTTCCTAGAATAACCTTCGATGGTTTTGTCCTGTTCATAGATTGGCCATACCTCAGACAGTTTCATGTGATCGCCTCCGTATAGTTATATAACTTGTATAACTATAATAATCTATAAATAGGAGGTTGTCAATATAAGTTATATAACTTATAATTGTTTCCAGGAGGTGTTTCCATGGCCGTTGATAAAGAAAAACATACTCAAATTCTCGTAACGTTTCCGAAAGATATGGTTTCTGACATTGAAGAGCATTGGCATGAACATAAGTTTAAAAACAGAAATGAAGCAATTAGAGACCTGGTGCAAAAAGGATTGCAAAAAGAGCCCTCAGAATGATCTGGGAGCTCTTTGTTTCTTCAATCCTACCAAATAAAGGAACTCTTCTTTTTTTTGTCGAACTATTGTTAGTTAAGGAGGTGAGTACATATGGATATAGAAACTAGAATACACTTGAAAGATGGTAGAACAATCGCTATTGAAGACGCATTTAATCTTCACAAGTCTTTTTTAGATGATTTCAGAACTACTAGAAATAACGATGGAGACTTAACCTTTAAAGATCGAGACCAAGAGATAACGGTAAAAGCAAAAAATATTGTTTCTTTTGAAATTGCAATATTGGAAAAGTAAAGAGAGGAGGTTCCCCCTCTCTTTTTTATATCCAAGTGCCTCAACCCGAAGATACGCTTCTCAGTTAGTTGGGGTTTTACTGGACACCAAAAACATAATCATACATCTCGCTTATTGTCATTGTCTTGATTCTTAAATTAACAATATAATCAAGTAATTGGATAAAATATTCTTCCAGTACCGCAAATTCATACCCGCTATCTTCTTCTAAAATCTCATGACAGTAAAGGACGATTATTGAGCCTTTGTGATACGCTTCTTTAACAATTCCTTTAGCATCATTTAAGTCTTGTTGACTTTGCATATCAACACTGATCGCTTTGACAATACTTTGCTCATCTGATCTTATTGATCTATAAGAGTTTAAATCACTAGAACGATAACGCCCTGTTAACCTTTGTGTCGATCTATATTCGTTTAACACTTCTTTAACCAAATCGCTTGTGTCACCATAAGGGTAGGCATGATGTTTTGGTAACGGTAGTCCGTTGTTTTCAAATTCTTGATTTACGGTTTCCATCTCACTTCTCACTTCTGACTCCGTTAGTTCACTTAATCTCGGATGCGTGTGCGTATGACACTGGACATCCCACCAGTCACTATCATTCATTTCTTTTAATTGTGACCAACTGCAAAATTCCCTATCAGTCCGATTTAACCAATTCGTAGCGACATAAGACGTTCCTTTAATTCCCCGAATTGTCATTTCTGGATAGGCTTTAGAGTAATCTGTCAAAAAAGCATCATCAAACGTAAAAACTAAAACAGGTTCTCTGTTTTTTCGTCCTGTTCCTTTTCTTTTTGCGGAAATAAACTTACGTTTATTCATCAGAAATTACCTTCCAATAGCAAAGTGGGTTTTTGTAACCTCATATTTGATGATGTTCGTGTATTTTTTACTCTAATTCTTAAATATTTTGCGATGGGTTGAGTGAAAAACTTATCTTTAATGATAATATTAGAACCTACGCCTAGTTCACCACGACTTGTAACAAAAACTTTTTCATCCTCATCAAAATCTGATACTTCAAAAATTTGACTAAACAATAAACCATTACCAGAACCTACATCATAATTACCTTTAATGTCTGAAAATTCAATAATAATTTTCATGTCGGCAATTAGATTGTCGATAGGTCGCATGACTTCCAATGCGTATAAACTCCAAGATGATATGTTCTCAGGCAAACCAAAATCCTCTACAAGTGTTTCGGTTGTTTCTGGTAATATAGTTAAGTCGGATAACACATTACGCTTGGATACGTCCACTTTTGGGCTCATATCCTTTTTAGTGGTCACAAACTCAACCCAAATGTTATATACTTTCAATTCACTTCTCGCATTAAGTGTTGCTGATCCGTCACGTGCTGTAATACGCAAATATTTTTGATCTTTGTAATCAGCCACATTTAAAGTAGATATTTTACGACTAAAATTCCCTGTGAGGAAAACTTCTCTGTCTGAATAAAGTGGATTAGTTGTTTTATCATCCATTAATGCAAACCTGGATTGAGTTGACGAATTATCATTCCCTGTTTGTTCCCAGTCAATGTATATGTTTTTAATATACTGTAAAGTTATTTTTTGGGCAGTTGTAAATGAGGCTATAGATGCCCCACCTTCGTCCGAAGCAATCAAGTGTAAAAAAACTCCTTTTTTTTCGATACTTGCCCCACTATTGACAATCGAATCTTCTAAAGTAACCGCTTCCGCTCCTTCATTGTAAATAACACTACCTCCAAAAGACGATTGCACTAATCGAGGTAAATCCTCAACATTACTCCCAGTTACCTCTGTTTTTAACGTTCCTTCTAAAGCCTGTTTAATTGCCTGATTTTCCGCTTTTAACGCTTCGATTTCTGTCCTTACACCAGAGTCAGTAGTATTCAATTTACCATCAGAGTCGGTAGTAAGCGCTTTGGCTGTTCCGTTAGGTGCTCTACCAGCAAGGCGCATCATTTTATCTGCTAAACTCATTCGCCAACCCTCCAATCATCGCCCTCTTCAGTTAAAAACTGCAAGAATTCATCATACTTTTTTGTACCTTGGATAACATCTAATGTGAGTGGCTTCATCTTCCTTTCCTCTTTATCGTAATATTGTGGTCCGATCTGGCCGTTGAAACGTAATAGATCAACAGAGATATTGTCACCCATGCTATCACCTCGTTAATTCATTTTCGTGTTGCTTAAATTCGCTTTTTATCTTGCTGATGAGTGTAGGTCTCTTTTGACCAAAAACGCCCTCTAAACTAAATCCAGAAGGCTCATGAATTTCTGTCAGTTCTGTTATACGTTGATCTACTATAAAGCCCCATTTCTTATTCATGACAGTGCAAATGTCACCTAAGTTCCAATCTTCACCATATACAAAAGGACTTATCACTTTCGTTTCTTTTTCTCTGCTGTAGATCGGCTGCATTTCATTAAAAAAGCCTTTAAATTCTTCATTGTAGGTCGTTTTTATGACTGGCGTCATGATCTCAGCTTCAAAGTATTCCTCGTTCACAAGCTCCGCCATACGCTGCTGACCACGAGTTTCAAGCAGTTCTCTTTCTTCCTCTTCTGTAAGTTCCTGCTCGTCTTCATCCTCTCCACCTAAATCACGGGCGTCAATAAATGTTTCGTCACGTTCCCAGCCTGTAGCGTCACCGACCACAACAAAAAGACGATCAACGCCCTCGCCTTGACCGCCAACATATCCTATATTTTTCATATTTAAACCACTGTCTACATACGACTGACCTTTTACATTTCCAAACTCAGGGGCAAAATAAACAGGGCTGTTTCCAGCTGAGTTATTAACGGTTAAGTCATTGCCCTCAAACACATCAAAGATAATCTGTTTGTTATCACTGTCCAAGTAAACATCCCATCCTATGCCTGTCGCCTTGCTCATTTCTTCCTCTTCTTCAGCAACATTTTTAAGACGTGATTGCCAAGATAAGTGAGGTCCTCGCTCCTGATCTGGAGATATAACCAAGTTAGGCATGATACGCTTCTCTGCATCCTCACCATCTATAGCATAAGGTTCAATAAAGTTGTTTGTGATGTAATGCTTCATAACTGTTTCTGCCGGCCCTGAACGTCTATCGTAAGCAGTGTGTGGCGGCGGTACGGTTTTACGTTTAGCAATCAATCCTTTAAGCGTCGTACCTTTAAATAACCAATTCTCGGTGATCTTACCGTTTTGATCTAGTTGTATTTCTCTATGCCGCACGATACCGACCTTGTTTTTATCAAGGGCCACAAGACAATTCTTCTTTATTTGATCGGCACCAACAGCGTCACGATGCATCACAAGTTCAAAGTCTCCTACACCATGCCAGGACCTTGTAAATATCAAACTTTTATAATCAGTAGTTTGACTTAATACATCAAGTTCCTTTGTCAAAATATTTATGGGTTGCTTCATTCGACTTCAACCCAGCCTGGGAACTTTTCTTCGTCTGTGGCTTCCGGTCCGTAGTGGTGACGCAACTCAACTCTTTCACCGTCGTCATATACATTTAAAATAGGTCGGATGCCCTTAATACGCTCGACGATCATAACACCCTCATCATCATACGGCATGTCAGTTACATCATAAGTCTTAGATTCACCTTGATAAGTTGCTGTTATCTTTTTATCACTAAATTTATAATCAATTGGGTCGCCTTGTCGAACAGGGCTGTATCTTACTAACATTAGCGCCACCTCCCATTAGCTTCATAAGACAAATAACCCTCTGCATTCTCATTAACAGAAATTAAATATATTTCTACATCAGTTTCTGTAATTTCACGTGTCCCCGCCCATTGAATAGTAGCTTCTCTGCGAGTAATCGGCGTTACAGTAGGTCTGTTTACAAAAGGCTCTGGATAAGCAAATGTTTTTCTGGCCCAGTGGAGATTCGGCCCGCCTGTTGTATTTTCGACAGCAGTAAGATCGTCATCCTCGAACCTGCAAACCATATCACCATTTGTATACTTAATAAAATGTCCGTTAGCATTTTCACCACGCTCAAATTCCATTACTACTTCTTGCCAACGTCCCCACGTACCAAGTTCTATAGAGTTAGACGCCCTCACAAATTGCCCGTAAACTTGATAATCTCGACTTAATGACCAATCAAATATAGTAACTGTTTGTAGCCCTGTGTTATTTCTACGACTTACAGTTTGCACGTACATCCTTAATTGATCTAAATCTCTGTCGTAAGTGGATGGACTAACCGGCAACGAGTCAAACCACTCGTCTAATGTGTCTGCGTGATCTACACCATGCACATAAAAGTTAGTTTCACCTTCTCTAAATTGTCCGGCTGGTGTGCTTGGCGTTCTTACATCAACGCTATCGACCTGTTGAGTTAATCTTCCGGCCATACCTACACGTCCACAAACGTCAGTGTCCCCTCGTTCATCTGTGATGTCAGATTGAGGGATTACAGAACTTCCTGATGATACTAATACCTGAGCTAAACTTATTTCATAAATGCCGTTTTCTCTAATAAGGTCTGGAGGTTCTGGATTACTTGACGCTGAACCAGTTCGGATCATCGCCCGTAATGGTTGGCTGGCGTCTGGCGTTTGGTCTAATCTTATTACTACCCGGTCTATCCGGTCGTTGTTAGTGTTTGCTGTATTGTGCGTTAACTCTAAATCATCCGTATTCCGGTACTCATAGCCTTCTATAAATGCAGCGCCTTCTTTAATTGTTATGGTCATACTGTCGTCTGCTTCGACTTCTAAACCATCGAAAAAACCCGTGCTTAAGAAGTTTTGAAAAAACTCTGCAAACTGCTGTGATCCATATTCTTCACCGTCTATAAAACGTCCTAATTCTGCCACTCTTACACCCCCACATACAATTTTCTGAAGCTTATATTTACAAGCGCTGTACCGCCCGCCGTAGCATCGTATTCAATCACGTTTTCGCCTATATCAAGATAAAAGAGCGTTGAATCCCATATATCTATATAGTGCCAAGCGTTTTCTGTGTCGCCATTCTGACGCTGTATGATTATTTGGCGATCTCTACCTTCTGCAGTGTTGATTAAGAGCTTGTCACCTTCATTTAACTCCTGGGTCACTCTTAAAAACTCGCCTGTCGCTCTATTCGTCACCATCGGATTAACAGCAGGGCCATTAAATTCTATTTCAATCGGACAAGGTACATGGCCGTCATTGTATAAATTCGCTTCTGAACCTCTTTCACCGAACTTTACCGGAAACGAAAAAGGAAACTGGAACTTAGGTACAAACGCTGAGAGTGGTTCTGCAACCACCTCTAACGACTGCCAGTATGGATTTCCAGTCCACTGAATTAGACAACGCTGAAAACCTGGCGCTCTGTTACTTGTACCTTTAGGAAACTTTGGTACGAAGTCAGATACAACATCCTTTTCACGAGTCGTGCCAGCTTCTATTTTACGCAAGCGACCCAATCCCTTTTTGGGATTAAGCACTTTGCAAAGATACTCTTTCCTCTCCTGCAATTGTTCTGGAGAGTTGGCTGATATAACAATTTCGTAAGGATGTACACCGTTCTCAAGCGTATTATCAATAAACGTTTCACCATCTTGATAAGGTGACTTTTGCCACTGGTTATCTACTTCAGTTTCATCCTCTCCCCCTCCATTGACAATTTTATAAGGATAGGGACCGAGTACAATTGATTCCCCTGCACTATTTTCAAACTCTAATTGCATTTTACGTCCCCCATTCCAAAGCCAATTGTCTTGAAGCTTCAAGTTGTTTTTTCTTTATCTGAGACGCTGATAACGGTTCTGGGCTATTAATTGTAATATGTTGTGTAATGCCTCCATTTCCTGAGTACGGCCCGTTATGTTCCGCCGGCACAATCGCTTCACCTTTGTGGATCATAGCCAAACCATCACGAGTAACCTTATCTGTACCAACATCAAGAGATGGCACTCTCGGTATGCTGACATTCGGAATATCAGGTAATCCAAACGTGCTGCCTCCGATTTTAGGAACCCAGTTCGGCACGTCAAATGATGGTATTTGATTTACTCCATCGCCAATCGCGTTAACCATGCTTTCAATAGCGCTAATAATGTCATTAATAAAGTCAATGATCGGATTGAGCGCCGCCCTTACACCGTCTTTAATGGCTTCCCAAACACCGATAAACGCATCTTGAAATGATTCAAGCCGTGAGGTAATAGAGTCCCATGTTTCCGAGAAAAAGTCTTTGATGCCATTCCAAATATCAGATATGAAATCGCTAATAGCCTGCATTTGATTTTCAACAGCGGTTTTCATGCCTTCAAAGTCACCTGTTACAAGGGCGACCACGAAATCAAGTGCGTTTTTAAAGGTCTCTTTAATTAAATCCCAGACTGACGATATAATTTGACTGACCAGAGTGATGTAATTTTCAACGGTTTCATAAATAAAAGAAAAATTTTCTTCAATAAAGGATAAAATTGCATTTAAAGCACTATTGAACGTATCTTCGATTGTGCTCCATATATCACTAAAAAACTCTGATATAGCAGTGAATATCTGCTCTGCTTGTTCTCTCGATTGCTCCCACCGTTCCGTGAAAAACTCCACGATAGCGTCAATGACTGTCCAGAAAGTCTCTTTTATCCAGTCCCAGACTTCAATAAAAAATTCACCTATCGCCGTAAAAACGGAAACGGTAAATTCTTTAATCTCGTCCCAATACGTATAAATCAGATATGCAAGTGCGGCAACTGCAATCCCTACCAACACCCACGGATTGAGAAGCAGAGTGAAGGCTTTAATGACCGCCATTACAATCGGAACTAAGTTTGATAATAAGCCGACCATTAAGCCGAGTCCAATTAATATCGGACCGACAACAACCAAAATACCTGACAATATCAAAATGACATTCTGCATCTGTGGTGATAGATTTTCCCACCATTCACCTAGCATCCGAATCTTCTCAATTAGTATCGGTATCCACTCTTCTGCGAGGTCCAAGAGTATCTCGCCTATTGGCTGCAAGGCAACCATGACCTCATCTTTCATCATCATAAAACGGTCACCGAAAGTTAAGGTCTCTTCTCCGGTCTCGTCGATAATGCCTTTGTAATCCCCTATTTCATCCGAAAGGTTCTCAAAGTCAAATTTCCCTTCTCTTATAGCGTCTGATACATCCCTGGCACGGCTCCCAAATATCTCTGATGCTATCTCAGCTGCTTCTGTAGCTGTTTCAGCCCCTTTGATCTCTTCTGATAGGTTAGCAAAAGCTTCAGCCGGGTCTTTACCATCTTCAGCAAGTTTATCAAGGCTTCCGCGCATTTCTCTTATAATGCCGTTTACATCAAATCCAGCCTTCTCCATTTCACCCATCCAATAAGCCGATTCATCAAAGCTCATACCGAATGCTTCAAGTGTAGAGCCATGCTGGGACATAAGACTAAACAGCTCGTCCATTCCGGTACCGGTATCCTGAGATGCCTTAAAAACAAGATCCATCTTGTCTGCTGCCTCTTCACCTTCAATACCCCATCTGTTCAGGGCTTCGGATGCTTGCTGTGTTAAGTTGGCCGAGTCAATGCCATTCATACGAGCTGCATCAAGTGTCTTTTTAGCCATGATCTCAGCTTCATCACCAGTAAGACCCATTAAGGTATTGAAGTCAGCAATAACCCCGGCTACTTCTTCAGCTCCTTGTGGCACTTCGGTAAACACATTGTCAAATACGCCGTGCAAGTCCTCTAATGCATCACCTGTGGCTCCTGTTCCGATCTGGATGTCTTTATAAGCGCTGTCAATTTCGTTTGCAGCTGCAAACGCCATGCCGCCTAGCGCAGCAATCGGAAGGCTGACATTCTTTGTGAGTGATTGACCTGTCTTTTTCAGACTGTCGCCTGCACCTTTCATTTTCTTTTGCATGCCCTGGAGGTCTTTTTCAAACTGCGACTGGTCAATCTTGCTATCGACTCTAATAGTACCGTCTGCATTACTCACGTCTTGCCACCTCCTTTAAACGCTGAAAAGGCGCTGTCTAATTTGCTGTCTAGTGACTCCTGAGACTCCGGCTCCTGGTCGAGTGCATAAGCCTGTTTTAAACGCTTGAGCTCTTTTACATGGTCTTTGTTATGCTTGGTCTCTTTCGGAATCTTCATAGTTCGATAGCCGATTGCTTTTTTAAATGGCGACTTCTCGTCCAACTGACATAATAGCTTTATAAACTTGTGCCAGGGCAAGTCCCCTTTTGCTTCGATCAGGTCGATGTTGTAAGCACTAAAAAAAGACGCATATATCAGCTCTGCGTCCTTCTCAAAGTCATATATTTTCTTTTCTGATCCGTCTTCCGATTTCTCGTCCAGATCAATGTCCAGGTGTTCATTAAAAATCCGTTTGAACAGTTCAAAATTGCCTTTCCAGTCTTCATCTTTAAATTCTTCATCGAGAAACAACTCAAGAGCTATGGTGATTTTCTCGAAGTCCAGAAACGTGTCATCTTCCAACAGTTCAAAGACCATCAGAACGGTGTCAAAGGCTGTGTCCACCGTATAAGTGCGACCATCAAACTCTATTTCGTCTGTATAGTCAGTTGTGAGGGAAAAAGACATGATTAGTTCGCCTTTTTCTTTTTGTATTTATGCTTCTTAGCTTTCTGTTTTAAACGCTGTGCTCGTTCACCCACAATTTCAGCCAGGAACTCCACAAACTCAACCATGTTTTCAGAGTATTCACCGGAGGCTTTGTATAACTCATCAAACGAACCTCCACCCATAATGGCATCAACAAATGTTCTCATGGCGTCCAGGGCATCATTAAAGGCTTTCTCCTGTCCTTTCTTGTCCAGTTTGTCAGTATCGACTTTCTGAAGTTCTTTAGACCGTTTCATATACTCGTAAAGCTCTATTTGATACCGCTTAACAGCCGGATCGGAGAAATCGACCTTATAAACTTTGCCTGCAATCTTGAATTCTTCATACGTTTTTTTAAATTGAAACTCTCTCATGTGTTGCACTCCCTTCTATATACGAAAAAAGAGCCGTCTGATATAGACGACTCAGTTATTATGACGCTGCGGCTTCTGTTTGTTCAGGCGTTCCGTTGAAGTGGATCTCGAAAGAAATTTCCCCTTTAGCGCCTGCTTCTCCACCCGGACCTTCAATGTTAGCAATTGTTGCACTACCTTTTAGGATTTTACCTGTCGGGTCTTCCCATTCAAAGTAACAACGGCGTTCAGAACCATACTTCAATTTTTTATCATAAATAAAATCTTGTGCGTCATCGCCATATTTACGATGTCCTGAGTAAGCTAATGTTTGTTGACCACCTGTAACGTCCGTTTCTGCAGCGCCTTCACCGTCAAGGTACCGATCTTGTGATAATTCTTCATTTCCTGCAGGTTCAACAGATGTCAATCCAGCACCTAAAGGAAAAGTTGTTTCTTCGTCCTCTCCGATTCGGAATTTATGCGCGCTATTTAAAAAAAAGTCCATTCTATTACCTCCTATTCAAATTCAGCCTGGTATAAGGCTGTAAATACATGTCTATTGTGGTCGTCTATTTCAACCCAATTAGGGCTTGTGGTCGTTTGCATCAGTGTTAAACCATTCATAAAATCACTGTTTTGACCGTTCCAATACTGGTCAATCTTGTTGATTTCTTCCCAGGCTACGAGCCAGGTGTCAGCCCTGACAAGTAGCTGCACGCTAAATACACCAGTTTGTGCTCCATCGAGTCGCCATGCACCATTTGAAGTCGGGGCAGGGCGAATGGCAATCCCTTTGTTATCACGCGGCAGGACCATAGGGGATATAGTTGTAAATAAATCCAGTTCCTGCATCGTTTTGTTGCGTAAATCTGTTAGAAAGTCCATGCTCCACCCCCATTAATTAAAATTAGCTTCAAATTCTTTTTTAGATTGTGTGATCCAGCTGTCTTTGTCTTTTGACTTAGCTGCTTCAAACCATAAACCTTGTGCCTGTGGGTTTTTATCGGTCGAGAAGTTAAACTGCGGGTTGTAATAGAGTTTACGTCCGTATGGTGTACGCCATTTAATATCACCTTCACCGAGATTTGAGTGAGTCAGGCTTGAGTCTCGCAAATTCCAGTCATCGGCAGGAATGTAATCGTTAGAATCATTTAAGACCTGGCTGTCCATGACAAACTGAGCACGCCCGAACGACTTCTGAGCACGCTGTTTAATCTTCTTGGTGTTCAACACAGCATGTACACTCATATTCATCATGTCAGCATCAACTCGTAATGGTGCAGTTTTGTGGTGTAGATCGGGTGAACTTCTTTGATATACATTGTCTGGCCGTCAATCGTGATTTTCGAGTTTTCAACCCACTCAATGTTTTTCGGCTTAGAGTGAGTCATATCATAAAACATCATGGCCTGATAAAAGACGTCTGTAGCGTTGTTATTACGGTTTAAATCGGTGGACCATTGGACACGCACCAGGTCGATTGTTACCGGGTCACCATAGTTTTCTCCACCTGACCAGTCGTCCTCACCAAGATACTTCTCGTACTTAACTGAGTGGATAAGGAGCTGCTTTGGCATCGGTTTAATAAACATTACGCATCGTTCCTATTCCGCTGTATAAAAGCCCTGTGTACCTCAGATAGTCGATAGTATCAGGGCTGACTCTGCCATCTCCTGAACCATCCTGACCGCCCCCGGTCTGATACTGGAAGTTACCAGCCTGAGCACTAGTGACGCCGGAAGACCCGACAAACTCAACGCCCCCGGCAATCACATAATGTTCCACTTGTGCAGCAGTGGCTTTTTTAACCTGTTCAACAATAAATTCTGAGAGATTATCCAGTCCGATATGAACGATCTTGTAACCTGTCACTTGGTCGATAACGTCTGACGCTCGCCGTGTCATGCGTTTAAACTCCTGTTCGTCCACTTCAGCTCCGTGAAAATCATCGGTGTAGTAGGTGTAATCAATATAAGCAGGCATTTAACAGCCTCCCCTCATATAAAAGAAAAGAGAGCGAATAATCGCCCTCTTACTTGGTTCCTTTTGACTTTTGTTCTTTCACTTTCGGCTTATGTTCCTTAAAACCTCTGAGTTTTAATTCCTTCGCTTGCGACTCGTTCACTGTTAGTACAACGTTATCTTTTTTTAATGTTGGCATTGGTCATCCTCCTATTCTTAACTTAATGACGTTTATGCATTTTGTTTCGTGGACACAAACACACCATCCATTCGGTGCTCTTTCACAAACAGATCATGATACATACGGTTCTGGTAAAGGTAGCCGTCACCTTGTGTGTGCGCGCCTGGCTCAAATAGGTAAATGGAGCTGATCTTCGGCTTCGCAATGATTGACGGCTTCGCGACCACAAGATAGTTGATCTCTAGCGCCTCTGCCGTTGGTTCAAATCCTGAAGAGAAGTCATACTCAGTGTGGAACCGCTGATCATCCCATACCTCGATGATTCGCACGCCATCAATAGACGTCACGCGAGACTCAATCGCTTGTGGTCCTGATGCTTGCATTTCAATCTTACGAGTAAAGTTCTCTGCCTGTTCTAGCGCGTCCATTGTTAGAGATGATACATACACAATCACGTTTTGAGGTCCGTACTTACGCACTGGCAAGATGGCCGCCTTTAATTTACCGTAAACATTTGCTTTTGTTACCTCTTCGGAGGCTGTTCCATCCGAACCCCGGTCAATCGCCTTTGTTGCCATTTTAGAAAGACGATAAGCGTCCATTTCAGGAATAGCTTTCTCCTGGAGGAATACACGAGTTAAGTTAGCAGCAGATGCCGCTTGGTTCGACTCGTCCACGTCTGCCTTGTCCACGAAAAACTCAATGTCACGGTCGAAAGATAGCGTATACGTAGTGTAGTTTGTTTCGACGTCACCACGGTTATAACCACCGTTACGAGAGTGGTTTTTATAACCTGATACAGTCAGAGTCGGCACTTTAAACGATTGCGCATCTAACCAGTTTACGTTTGGTGTTTCTAGTTCAGACGTTAAAGATCCCTGCTGAATAATTTGTGCTAATTCACGTTCATATTTTGTTGCATAGTTAATAGCGTTTGGCATTTAAAATCACTCCTAATTTGTTTTATTCGCCTTTTAAGGCACTGACAAAAGCGTCAGTTTGGGTGTTCGTGTTCTGGTGCTCGCCAGTACTGTAACCTGGCGTTCCGCCATCCCCCTCATCTGATTCAAACAGATAAGGTTCGTTCTCTTTTAAGTTGTTCAGCTGCTCGTCAAGACCTTTGAGATTTTCGCCGTCCATCTTGATCGTGTCCATATCCAGGAGTGCCTTAACAGCTTTCGGGTTTCGTGCTTTTGCACCGGATAAGGACTTTTCAAGCGTGTGGTCAAAGGATTGTTGCTGAAGTTTCTGTTCATATTTATTTTTTACAGTGTCGTTTTCATCCTGCAGCTTCTTAATCTGAGCCTGAAGGTCTTCATTACCTTCTGCTTGTTTGCTGAGGTCTTTCAACTGCTTGTCTCGATCATCGATCTGTTTCTTATAATCGTCCAGCTGTTGCTCCACTTTCTTAGCATCTTCAACTTTCTTTTTTAGATCGTTTACTGTATTACCATGTTCAGCCATTACCTTGTCGATCTGCTCATCGGTCAAACCCATTTCTTTCAATGCTTCACGTTTCATAAATCATCTCTCCTTACATTTGATTACGCTGTCGTGTCAGCGATAGGATAGTTATTTTACGGATAACTCCGAATGAGTGCATATAAAAAACCTACTGAGTCTCACAGTAGGTGCGGTTATTCCAATCTCCAATAACATGATCGTCTGCGTCAAAACAACGCCCGAACCACATGCGCCAAACAACAAAATGCTTCTTGTCGTTCTCGTCACCGTATTCAGTGCGATATGTTAACGGTAATAATTGTTTTAAATACCAAATCATAATATCACCCCTTTCAGTCGCCACTTTGCCAGTAGCCGGCAGATATGGACCACACTCCTTTTTAACCTAAATAGGTTGGACCTTTGCTCTTACCTTCCAGGTCTGCGACTTTACGAGCCAGGACATTGATCATGTCGTTTAAGTGCTCAATGCGCTTTTCCAGCTCGTTAATTTGCTCTTGTTGAGCTTTAGCCTTCCGCAAGTCATCACCCCTTTACCTTAGTTGTTCACGGCTTATGCGTCTTGTGCGCCCTGTGTCTTTAGTGAACTCCCTTAAGACAGTCTGACGCTCTTTAATCTTTTCCTCAGCAAAATGAACGCCCTGACCGTCTCCCATTTCCATGAGCATCGACTTTTCACGCTTTGCCTCCCTGATCTGGCGTTCCATGTAACGTTGTTTTTGCGATTCTTCATAGATGCGCTTGTTCTCTGCGTCATCCTTTGGCTTATGGCGCTTTTTACTAACTCCAGGAATGTAAGGGAATTTAACATGGCCACAATTCGTGCCAAACAACCCGCTAGCTTCACCATAAGTGGTTTCAGTTATTGACGGATATTGGTCACTCTCACCACTTCGAGAATAGATTTTACCTTGATACGGTGCACATCCAGGACGAGCACCATCGTGACTACTGACCTCAAAGAGATCAACGCCGTATTCATCCATTCGCGCATCCTGGCTTTGATTAGCGACAGTGTTAGTCATGCTGCGGTTAATCATGCCGACATAAGCCTCTGTACTCCACTGCTTCCCTGCCCTGTCTATCAAAGCAGGAACGCCTTTCTGTGACCATTCGCTTGTGACTTGCCTTAATGCTTGCTGTGGTGTCGATGCACCTGAGATAACATTCGCTGTCGTGCGATTGACTATATCAATATAAGCTTTTTGTGACTCATCGAGTAGCGTTGTATTAATCAAGTTGTAACTTTGCTTTGCGTTATCAACCAAGGTTTCAGCGATTCTTGCTAGTGAGGCACTTTTCCGAGGTGGATCAGGTTTATTTTGCAGCACTCCCTGATCGTAACCTTCTCTCAGTTCGCCCTCTATCGCATTAGCTGATCTTATACCAGCTTCTTGCAGCATTTCTTCTACGGCTTCGATTGACTCATCAGAGTATTTGGCAATGGTTTCGATGTTATCTTGATCAAGAGCGTCAAGGTCGTTTAATAACTCGGTTTCCCAACTTTTTATACGCTCTGTATCGCCGTTGTTTTCAATGTCTGTTAGTAACCTCTTACCTCTTCCGATTCGCCTGGCGACATTCTTTAACAGTTCATCTTCCATCTTCAAATAAATTTCATTCGCTGCCCTGGAAAAACGCTCTAACTCTTCACGCTCCATCAGTTACCACTTCCACCGAAAAAATCAAGGCTATCAGCAGTCGCTGTGGCGTTCTCTTCGTTAATCTCAGCAAGCCATTCCTTGGCTTCATCCTCTGTCAGACCGTAGCGCTTCATGATGGCTCGTTTTTTCGGAATGATCTTGTTCTGCAGGTCCTGGTAAATTCTCTCTGCCTCGGCTGTCCTATCCTCTGCTATGCTGTCGTCAAAGTGGATAGAGGTTTGGTACTCACCGCTTACAGTTGGCAAACTGCCAAACGTCTGAGAGAGGTAAACGATAATATCAATCAGCTCGGTTAATGCTTCCTCAATGATGATCTCGTGACTCTGTTTGGATTTAAATGTCTTACTGTTTTCTGAAACAACCTCTGTCGCTGTTTTAACGCCCTCACCATCGAAGGTAAACGCTCCGGCACTAAAGCCGATCTGTGAAGCAAGTAAATTAAGCATAGCATTAATAGCTGCAATGTGTTCCTCGACTCGAAGCACCACGTTAATGTCTTTAATGTCATCTGCATCCTGACCAAAATCAAAAGCTTCATAGGTTTCATCATTCGGATCAAAATAACGGTGCATTCCTCCGTCAGCGCCTACTACACTTTTAACCATGTGAGCCGGAACAATGATTCGCTTTTTACCGAGCCGGAACTCTCTATTAAAGCTGTCAAACATCGTGTCTAGTGTATTGATTGTATCTGTAGCGTTCGCATAAAGACTTATGCCAAGTGGGCTATGAATGTCGAAGTTGTTCGCAATGTTTGGCTTAATGTGCACGAACATGGATTGCTTTTTAAAGTTGCGGAATCTTATTTCAGGCTCTAAGTTCTCGTAAACATCAGTGAGAGGCACTTCAATTCCGAGTTCAGACTGTGTGTCTGATCGGTGCAGTGTGTTTTTAATAACGTAGTTGTTGCCCTCCCACACGTGCCATTCAAGGTGTGTGTACCAGTATTTCTGACGCTTAAACTGGTTCGGGAATACCGCCTCTGTCACACCTGTATTTCCCCATGAGAGGGGAATAAACGACTTAGCCGTTACGTATGATAGCTTTATTTTATCGTCTTTGACATATGGCTTAATCACGAATCCACCTAGAGCAAAATTGTATTCAAGATGGTCCTGAATGTTTTTGTTAAACTTGTTGTCCTTTTTGATCTCTTCAAACAGTTTTTCAAGCGTCTCATTCTCACCTATGTTAATCTCAACTTTCTCGTTATAAACCAGGCTTGCCATTTCCTGAGCGACCACTTTTGGCAAGTTAAGACTCATCTTTCGCCGTTTGTTTTGTTTACCGTCAACTGTTGTATATTTAATTTCATGCTCTCCACTTTCCGGGAACCCACGGTAAAGCCTATCCCAGTAATCAATGCGGTTAAAAAACATCTCGTCAATCTCAATCTGCTTGTGGTGTCTCAATCCTTTGATGCCTTTAAGTAATCCCACGTCCTGTAGCCACCTCCTTATTGCGGTAATAATCCCTTTAAACAACGTCTGTCACCTCCTATCACTTCAACTGCAACTTACGAAGGTTATCCATAACATAATATTGGAACGCATCACACGTATGGTCGTCTTCTTTTATCACTTTTGGATCGTCACTCTGAAGCGTGTCCTGATCCCACTGATACTTTTTGTGTTCTTCAAAAAAGATTCGGTTATTTTCGTTATTGAGCATAAAAAAACGACCTTGCGCCAGCAGGTCTTGTACGTTTTCAATCATGGTCACTTTCTTTTTTTTATTCACCGGGTGTAATCGTGTATTGTAATCTTTAAAATACTGGTTCCTCATACCACCTTCAGCAGAATCAATCGTTCGCATATCAATGTTTCGCTTAAAGGTCTGTAGCTGCCTTTGCTCAAACTCCCATAAGTCTTTACTAAACTCAGACGGCGCTTTTTTAACTACTTTATTGACTGGTGAGTAATACCACGTATCAAGTAAGATGACGTTTAATCGCTTTGTGAATCCGAACGCTAAATAAGGTGTAGCTGATACCTGGTGTCCAGTATCAATTGAAATATCAATTAGCAGCAGATCATCATTTTCTGGTATCTGGTCAATCCACTGGAAGTGATCCATGTTGTAAACCATGTCACCTAGTCCGATGACTTCACCGCCGTACATCCAACGCCAGTAATCCTCATCATTTTCTTTGTACTTCTCAATCTTACGAATTAGCTGGTTAGACAGGAAGCCTTTCTCGTCTTCCAGGTAAGTGCTGTGATGCAGGAAGTAGTCCGGGTCATTTGCTTTATCATCACGCCACTCATTGACCCACGAATACGGGTTTCTCGGTGGATTGTAGCTGTAATAAACCTTGACCTCTTTCTCCCCTAAGTCCTGCCTGATAAATGTATCTTCCACAGTGTCTATGTCCTCAACCCCTGCAAATTCGGCTAATTCTTCAAACCATAACCCCATAATATAACCGATTGCGATATTCATAGACTTAAGCTTCATCGGATCGTCAACGCCATGAAAATAAAAGGCTGTTCCTGTTCGCTTATGAATGATCTTCAACGGTGAACTCATGAACCTGAATTCATCTTGCGCACCTAACAGATAAATGGCCCACTTGATCTGCTCATAGACAGAATTTGAAAGGTATTTGCCGATCTTTCTTAAACAGACCACATTGCCCTGATCATCTTCCAGGAATTCAGTTACAAGCTTTAGCGAGATGACAGATGATTTCATTGATGAACGGCCACCACTCAAAATTGAAGCAGGCTTCTCATTCAACCAGAACGAATAGAAATTCGGATTAATACAATTCATGATGTCAACGGTTTTATTCGCTGTTGCTGTCGTCACGCTGCATCATTTCCTTTCGCATGGCTTCTTTGTCGTTAACAATCACAATTCTGGAAGTGCCCTCTTCCTCGTTTTTGGTTTCGGCTTTGATCTTGGCGGTTTCAGCTTTAACTTTTTCGATCTGAGCCTGACTCATAGCATCGATGTGCTTCGCCTTCGGATCAAACATACCTAAGTGTTTACCGATTAATTCTAAGGCTTTATTAGCACCTTGTGAGTCATATTGGTATTCACCTGTTTCAACTAACTCCTGAGCTGCATGATCCCACATCATAACCGGTTCAGTTGTCATAGATCGGTCAGTAACCTGAGCAAGCCTTTCCAGAACCCATAGAGCATCCATGTAACTGTCCTGTTTTTGTTGTTCTCGTATTTCTTTTACACGCGCGAGGACTTCAGGTTTTTTCAGGTTCTCTTGCCCTATACTATAAGCTGACCTTTCACTATAACCAGCTCTAATAGCAGCCTGTGTCGCATTCAAGTCAATCACATACTGCTCAACGAATCGCTGTTGTTTTTCTGTGAGTTCAGGAGCATCCACTTTATACTCTTTTTGAGTTGCAACTTCTTTCTTTTCGGTTGCATCCCTTATCCTGTTGGTTGCATCCTTTTTAGTTGCACCCCTCGTCCATTTCTCACGGCTCTTTCTACTCTTCAACGTACCTAATTTCACGCCATGCTTTTCAGCGAGTGCTTTCAATGTAATGTCTGATGTCTCGTATTCTTTTTTTATTTTTTGCCAGTCCATTACATGCACCTCGCCTCCTTTTTTGATCACTCTTCACAGGGCAGGAGTCTAATTTCTCCTATCATCTAAGTCCCTGTAAGCAGGAATCAATATAAAAACCGCCTGCCAGTAGTGACAGACGGTCATTTCAAGATAGTGGAATATCGGTGTAACTTAACCTAGCCGACCTCCCCTCCATTCTACACAGTCTGTTTTTGATACTTCAAATACTGCCAATTTTGGCACAAATGGTCATTTTGGCACAAATGACACAAAACGTCATCTTTTAACCTTCTGACCTGTTCTCGTGACACGCCTGCATGCTTCCCGATTGCCCTATAACTTAATCCTTCCATCATGCAACTGAATACAATCTGCTGTACCGGATCCGTGATCATTTCTTCAGCAGCTTCAACAAATTCAACTTTGTCCTGGAATCCTTGAATTCGGTAAAGGAGCTTTCTTTCTCTTTTGTCTAACTTGTCCAGCTCACTTTTGCTAATGCCACTTGAACCTCTTGGCATTGTCGCTTCAACACCATATGCTGCTACTCCAGCGTTACCAAACCTTGAAGGTAATCCTACACCAATGCCATAAACCAAATCGTTAAGTCTCTCAATCTCTCTTTTGTACAAACGATAGTCGCTGATCATCTCTTCCAGTTCTTTCTTTGTCATGCAATGACCCCTCCCAAGGTTATTCATGATATAATAACGGTGGGTAGCCGTCCTGAGAGGGGCGGTTTTTGTTTTATGTCATATCATGTGACTTAGGTCCATCGGTAAACGTTTTATCTTTAATCCATGTTTCTGGAGCTGACCTAAATACAGGCTCCCTACCTTCCGTCATTGCCAACATATATTCCATGCCGTTATACATTCCGTGCATATATTCGTTGTAGTTCCAGTTCCCATCACTACCTTGAATGTCTAACATTTCTTTCATCACTTTAGTTTCTTCCATCCTCACTCACTCCTTATCCTCAAACGCTCTATCGAACATTGTTTCCATCATTTTCAATCGATTCTCTAATTGTTCGTTACTCATTTTTGAAAAGTCAGGCGGAGGTAACTGTACAAAATTTTCATTCTTTCTAATGAGTCTTTCTCTTTCGGATTCAGGCATCCTCAACCTCTCCTTACAAGAATTTAGTCGATATAATAAAACTCACCATTGCCGCAATACATAATGCTGTCATTTTTGTACGTAAGTCCTTGTCTTTCCGTTCACCTATAGCACCAATAAAACCGATCAATATAACAAGAATTAAAATCACTTGATAGGCTATTATCATAACTGTGCCCTCGCCCTTACCATCTGTGGTTTCCTGGTTATGACCTGGCTCTGCATTGGAATGTTTCTCGGAGTGTGCCAGTTCTGGCGTTTCGATTCTTCTTTGTCCCTTTGCAGTATTTCAAACGCTTCTTCGAAAAGTTGTTTAATTCCATTAGCTATACTTCTGAAAGTTTCACCAATTACTTCAATAGCTTTTTCGAATTCGTCTATAAACATTGCAGCAATACGCTCTCTTACTTCCTGCCGTTCGTACATTTTCTCAATAAAAATTTCATGCTCAATGTCCATCATCTGATCGTTTAATATTTCACACTCGACGCGTGTTAATTTTGACTTGTCCGGGTATATGCAGAGCACTATTCCCCCTCCTTCACCATTACATAGGAATTAACAGTCATCACGTTAAAAGCAGCTACAATTTCAGGTGAAAAGGGTTGATCATAGTTGCAGAACTTTATAATCACTCCTGTTTCCTTCAGAAACTGACATTCTACTTCGTGTTTTCCACTGTGTGTCGATACGATATACCTTTTCTTCTTCACGCTTACCCCTCCTGTAATCTTCTTCCTCTGGTTCCGGGTCGATCAACGCCATATCCAATGCTTTTTCCATCACCAGAACAGCCCCATTCGTTCATGCATCCTGTGACTGACCTTTGCATTGTGTAAGGCCTGCCTGTCTGCTTGGATCTCATCTGGTGTTTTCTTCTTAGGTGGGTACTTTTCGTCAATCTCGTGAACCGGTACATAATAGACAACCGTATCACTGTGTAAGCTCGAAGGCGCCGGGATCACGTAAGCTGCTTCTTTAACATCAAAGTCACTCATGCTTTCACCCCCGTAAGTTCCTCCACAATAATTTCTGCTCTTTGTTCGTCCTTTTCACATTCGATCTTTTCAATGTTCATCTTCCTAATTTGCCGGTCATCGTTATATGCTATTTTGTTCAGTCCATCGGTCAGTGATTTAGCGTAATTATCAATGTCGCCCTGGTTGCCTCCAGACAAATACAGCTTTATGTCCACCTTGACAGCGCCGGCTATCAATTTAACTTTCTGAGCTTTAGCAGCCCATCCGACGCTAGATTTATAGTTAAGGTACCTCTGTGCATTTGGTTTAACATGTGCGCCCCTTCTCGTCATTCTGACAGCAGGAACGGGACGCCCTGGCACGACTATTTTCATCCCTTCAACTCCGTTGGTAAGCCATCCCATATTTGCTGATTATCAAAATCTTTTTCTTCTTGTAGCATCTTCCGGTAACAAACTGAGCCATATCCACGCTCACAGCTCTTTTTATCCTTCAGCTTCCGGCCGCATCTGATACATTCTGTGTGTTGTTCCATGATCAGACCTCCTTTAGATCTTCCTGTTTCACAAAAACACCGTTCACCATCTTCCCCTTACGATGCATGATTTCTCCATAACTGACTGCAACGCAGGAGGTTAAATCTAAACTTAACTGCATAGACAGTATCTTCAGAACCACAAACACATCACCGATAGAATCAATCACCTGGTCACGGTGGTCCTTCGCCAGACCTTGTGCCAGTTCGCCAACTTCCTTCATAAGCTTCAGCATCTGTTTTTCCGATGCTGCCTCGTCCAGTTCTTTGTCCTCAGCCCACTGTGCTATATCTTCCGCTAATTGATCTAAACTAATTTTGTTCATGCCTTCCTCCCAGTATCTGACTCAAATTAAGCGCAATCCCATCCGTTCCGTTCTTTCGATTCTGGAAAGTAAGGTGAAACACAGCAAGAAACAGCTCATTTTCATTCCTGTATAGTTTTCTAGTCATCTCTTGAAGTGTGACACCCTTCTTCCATAATCTCTTAATCTCGGCTAATTCTGAGCGCGTAAACGTGAAGTCCAATTCTTCTAGAATGACCACCGTTTCACCAGGCTCTTTTGTAAGGTAAACAGATTCCATACGTTTGATTGTTTCCTCATGGCCGGAGTAGGTTTCAGTGTTAACCTTCATTTTCTTTCGTCCTCTGCAGCTGCTCTTCCAGTTGCCGGATCCTTTTCGCTTGGTGTATGGATAGTTCCACCTGTTCTTCACACAAGAAAGTAAGTTCATCCAGCTGTTTTCGTTGCTCTTCCATGCGCTCTTTAGCAGCATAGATATAATGTGCTTGGTCAACGTTTTCCTGCATGGCGTGGTTAATGATCTCAGCATCAGTCCAGCTGCTTGTTGTAAATGGCTCCACATACTTTTGAGCGCCTTTCATGATCTGCTGTGCCCTTACTTTCGCCCAAAATTCAGCTGCTTCCCTATAAAACGGGTGGCTCAGATGCGTTTCAAGTGATTTCATGCCTCCAACTCCTTTAACTCTGGTAACCTTACATAAGCCCGTTTCAGTTGGTTATAACCAAGCTTTTCAAGTGGTCGCCCTTCAAACTCGTAAAAATGCATGGCCTGCAGCTCCTGGATCATACGCTCTCGTTCAACAATGAGTCTGAGATACATCAGCAACACCCTCTTTCATGTATTCCAGTAACAAACTTCGTTCCAACAGGTTAATGCGTTTATTTTCTGCGGGCTGTTTCTCCAAACGTTTTTTAAGCTCCATATTCTCAGCTTCCAGCTTGTCATATGATCGGCATAAGGCGGTGTAATCGTTTTTTAAATATTCATTTTCGTAAAGTACTTTGTTAAGTCGCTCAGTTGCATATTCAGTCAATTCGTCTCTTTGTTGTTCAACTTTAGAGAAATCATTATTCAACTGATGGTGTTCACGTTGCAGCTTTTCGTACTTGTCCATAAGCTCCAGATACTTGTCGCTATCGGTCTTGCTCACAATTTGATTCTCACGAATGCCGGCATTTTCCTGAGCTTCTGTTTTCTTCCGGGTTATCCCCCATTCCGTCGACTTATATTTATAAAGTGTGTTAATAGCTAATCCAAATTCGCCCGCAATTTCCTTGTCTGTCATACCCTTGGCTTTTAAGTCCTGGTAAGCTTCCTTTGTGGCTTTCATCTTTTGGCCTCCTTTTTGATCTTTGAAATAATCCTCAACCTGTTCCTGTGTCCAGCGTGTGGTTGTGACTTCCGATGACCAGCCGTCATTCCGTTCAACCTTTGAATTTCTAATGCCTTCCCACATTGGCCAGCCTCCTATCCGGTTGCTTCTTTCAGCAGTTCCAACTTTCTATGCATCCGTTCCAAGTTTTTAATTAGCTTTGCCTTTGCATTTCTGCTTCTCTCCGCCCTCACATCGTCCGTGCAGTCCGAGCAAGGCCGCACTATTTTAATTGCCCCCTGGAGCTCAATCTGTCGCCCGGTATCTTGGCATGTTTTACACATCCTCAGTCCTCCAATCTATGATTTAACTCTCTCCGATCACCTTGCACTAATACCGTGTAATCCTTACTCATTTCAAAGATCCGAGTTCCAAGTGCCTCGTCTATGTCGCAGATCTCATCAGTACTTAATTCTGAGCTGATCATAATCGGCTTGTGGTTAAGATACCGATGATTAATAACCGCGTATGTCTGCTCTACCTGCCAGTCTGTCGCCCTGGGCTTACCTCTCGCCGGTTTAAACAGGTCGTCGATGAAAAGGACATCTACATACTTCATGCGGTTCAGCTTCTGCTCCAGCTTGTCAAAGTCGTCTTTCAGGTCGTTGAATCCTTCAACATATGGGAAGTACAGAACTCCGATTCCTCTTTTGCTCATGAGGTTATTGGACACAGCCAGTAGCAGGTGTGTTTTTCCGGTACCGGGATTCCCATGCAAGCTAATGCTGTTCTGTCGTTCGCCTCTGATCTTGTCAAAGTCCATGTAATAATCCCTTGCCGTTTCATACATGTCTTTGATCTGTGGCGGTTTCCCTTCTGTTCTGAAGCTCTTAAAACCCTTTTTCTTAAATTCTTCCGTGATCTCGGATGACTTCATAAGCCTCTCAGCTCGCCTCCAGGCTACACAAGTGCAGTCTCGCCAATATTCTGTTCCATCGCGGGTAATGATAAATCCCTTTATATCCTTACACTTAGGACATTCAAATTCAGGCTCTCTGTCGTTTTCGGTACCGCCCGATTGGTTGGATTCGATCTTCTCTCTCAGGCTGTTCATGACGTCCTCGATTGTTCGGGCCATAATCAAAGTTTCCTTTCTTTAGGTGTGACTTGCTCTCTTCATAAATCCTCGCTTCATTGAGTGTAGTTATTTGTTGCTGGTTCCACTCTTTCAAAATCGCTTCAATGAAAGTAAAGGTTCGGCCATTCCGTTTTACAGCCAGTTTAATTGCAGCACTTACTAATTCATCTGACAGGTCGTTACACCATTCAGCTAATGACTGACTAATAATTGGTTTAAGTATTCCGTAATTCTGTTGGTAAACCTCAAACGGATTATCAGGCGATTTCGGTGCCTCTTCTTCTTCTAAATCATTCTTTACATTCTTTACATTCTTATTATTGTTCCAACGCTGTTCTTCCGCTGTTCCAACGCTGTTCTCACGCTGTTCCAAGTTATTGTTTCTATAGTTGTCAAAACCTTGATATAAGTCATAATTAACCACTGTGAAAAGTGTTCCAAGTTCGGTATCTTCAATTAACAACCTTTCTTCCTTCACAAGTTGATCAATCTTCCTTTTTATTACCGATGTTGAATACTTTTTAACAGCACGATTGTCTATATATTCAAGGTCATCTCTCAGGTTTCGGTATGATCGAAGAAACTGACCTCTCTTTATTAGAATGCCTCCTTTCCTAACCCCCTCATGAGAAAAGACGGCATTCCCAACGATGAAAAAGAAGATTCTAAACTTTGGTATATCGTTCCATATGGGGTTTTCAAAGATTTCTCTGCTGATTTGGAATGCGCCTTTCATGAGATCGACTCCTTATATCGGTATTTCCTTCTCTCGGCCAACCCATCGATGCTTAACCACCAGTGAGTCAGGTCTTACTTTCTTTACTTGCCAATCGTCAATGTTTAAACCTGCCCATGTAATAGCTTCCTTCTGGGATCGGGTTGGTTTTTTCATTGAGTCACCTTCTCAATTTCAGCTGTGCGCTGATGGTAATCTATTAATCTATAATCTGGATAGTTATGCTCAAGATAAGCGTTAATGTACCGCCTATATGACTTGCGGGGTGTGCTACTATTCTTGGCCATCCAGACAAAGTGTTCAGGAATGATAATGGTCATGAGACATACACCAGCTTTCCGGTAAGCTCCTGGATCTCTCGTTTAAATCGCTCTTCATCACTGTTGCTGTCTGATAAGTGCAGCAAGTGAATCTCTTGCACCTTGCTAAGATCATTAGCTTTCAAAAACTCTTTGACGTTCTCTAAGCTAAAATGAGAGCGTAATAACCTGTGTTTCATAGCCTTGTGGATCCGCCCGGCTTCAATGTTTTCATTAAGAATGTCTAAACTGTAATTACACTCTAAAAGTAGATGAGTAAGCCCTTTGAACTTGTATTTGATGTAATAAGTATCTGAGGCAAATAACAGCTTATCTCCTGCCTGATTAGCAAGTAAGAAGCCTAATGGTTCTGATACATCGTGTTGTACGTCAAACGGCAATACGGTCCACGTGCCAAGCCTGAATGATTGCTTTGATTTAACATGCTTAATTCGGTGTCCAGCGGCGTTTATTTCGCTTGCTGTGCCCTCCGACATATAAACATTTATGCCAGCTCTTAAAACGTCTGGTACAGCCTTACAGTGGTCTTTGTGTTCATGTGAGACTAAGCAACCTGCAATGTTAGATGTCTGAAAGTCCAACTGTCTGCGAATCTCTTTAAACGAGATGCCTGCCTCAATGAGCAGGGCAGTTCTGCCGTCCGTTATGTGGTAACAGTTGCCCTGGCTCCCTGATGCAAGTGTTTTGATCTCAATCATTAGAATGGATCCTTACCATCATTAGCTGGCTGCTTATTCGTTTGCTCAGATTGTTCAAAGCTGTCAAATAACGTTTGGTGTTGGCTTTCTTCTTTTGGTTGCTCCTGCTGTGGTTCGGGTTCAGGTTTGCTTTCTTCTGGTTCATTATCTTGCGGTTGTTGTTTCGGTTCATCATCTTGAATAGGTTCAACGTCAATGAATTCCTGATTAGCGTTTTCGTCAATTTCCTGCTTAACTTGCTTGTAAGTTTCATCTGTCGTCTTTTCGTATTGCATGGAAACAAAGGAGTTAGAAAAGTCTTTCGGGACCTTCTTAGCCACGTTATTGCGCATCTTACGAATGATCATAGATTCTCTGCTTTGCGGGTCTTTCCAAGCAGGGCTAACGTGTTTTTGAATGGCTTCATCGTCAAGCGCATCATCAATAGACATGTTTTTAACTTTGTTGAGTATTTCTGTTTTTTTAGCTGCTATTTTCTTTTTTTGATCAGCAGTAGCTTTAAAGCGACTTTCAGCAATTCCAAACGTCTCATTCATGAGGTTGTTATTAATGTGAGCTATCAAATTCTTAATAACGTCCTCTCGCTCTGAAATGTGATATTCAACGGTTTGATCTGTTTTAATAATCGGGTAAACAACTCTGACTGCCTTACCTTTGCCGGTGGGCGTCCAGGTAGGAGGTTGCATTTCTAGACCTGTAAATGAGGGATAAGTGAATTTGTCTTCTTCCCTCACTAGCCATATCTGAGCGACCCGATCAACGTTACGTCCGAATCGTGAGAGGATGGCATCATTACCATCTCCTTCAATACCCATTTCAATCTGCTTCTTCCAGACCTCAGCACCTTGCGAATTTTTAACTTTCACATTGCGTGTCTGGAAATACACTTCTCTCGGACTTGCGGCTGCATTTAATTTAAGAGATGCAACATTAAGAAGCATTTCTGTTAAATTGTTTTGATCCAGTTGTGGGTCTGTCCAGTCAATCCCTTTTTGATCAAGCGCTTGATTAATGCTTGTAATAGCATTGACCACACATTGTTTTGAATACTCGTCCATATCAATACCGTTACCAGTTAATTGGCGCTCAATCATTGGCGCATAAGTGTTATTTATTTTGGCTAATCGTGTGTTAAACTGCTGTTTTTGTTCTGACATTTAAACCGCCTCCTTTTGCGTTACTTGCTCAATTCTTAGCTTCTTATCTGACTCAGAGACCACAAGGCTTATAAGCTGTGCATCCATCACCGGTAGATTTGTGACGGACTCAGCGTTATCGATAAATATCGGCGCCTGGAATCCGTAATGCTCTGATAGTGTCTGAATAATGTCCAGACCAACGATGATGCTGTGACCAGTGTTGAGGCCTTTACCGTATGGAACACCTTCATATAACGTCTCGCACGTTTCTTTCAGGCCATCGTTAATTTGATTTTCAAAGAGCTTAAACCGGGCATATTTAAACTTGCTGTTGATTTTCTCTTCAAGCATTGAGACTTTCTGCCGTGTGAATTCTTCTGTCAGATACAGCTTTTCTTCCAGTTCTTCATACTTCTTAGCCAGTTCACGCTCCTGATCCGCAAGCTCTTTTATGCGTTTCTCTGACTGTCTGTGTTGCTCAAATTTAGAGAGTTCTTGTTCTTTCTCACGCTTGGATGCTTTTAGCTCTAAGAGTTCATTCTGAGCCTTTTCAAGCGATTCATTGACAGATGCTTTTAATTGGTCGATTTCATCTTTGATCTTGTCAATTTCATCTTGTTTCGCTTTATAAGCGTCCGTTTCTTCAACCTTTGTCGTGTTTGACTTTAGGCCTTGTATCTTAGTGGTCACGTCATCAATCTGAGTGCTGTATTGATCAAGTGATTTTTTGTGATCCGTAAGATCCGATTCATGATGTTGAATCTCCCCTTGCATCCGTTCAATGTATTCTTTAATTTGAAGCCCTTTATTTTTAATACTTTCTAGCCGTTCCGATTTTTTCTTATTAAAGTCAGCCAGTGCTTTCTCATGCGCCTCTTTCACCTGTTCTTCTGGCAGGTCTTGTCCGCATGTCGGACAGTTGTCATCGTGATGATGTTCGAATTCACGTTCATTCTCTGAATGATAATCATTGAGAAGCCGTTGTTTTCGCTCTGTTTCTTCGTCAATGGCAGCTTTTGTATTGCGAATAGTGCGTTGCATCTGTGTGACCTTAAGTTCTGTATCATCACGCTTACTCTTAAGCTCATAAAAGTGCTTTTCACGCTGCATGATCTCATCATAAGTATCAGAGTTATGATTGTTCTTAATCTCAATCAGTTCACTCTGCAGCTGAGTTAAATGTTTTTGTCTCTCAGTCACCTCTGCACCGTTACGGATCCGAGTGATTTCATCTTCTTTTTCCTGAAGGTTTTGATCGTAACGCTTTAAATCAACATTTAATTGAGACTCATCAAGCTCTGATACATCAGGCAGATTGTGTTTAATCTCATCTATTCGTACTGGAATCATATCGAGCTGCTTGTTAATCTCTTTCTTTTGCTCTGCAACCATTTTCTTTACGTCATCAATTGTTTTATTGCTGAGCAGATCAGACAACTTTGATAGCTTATTATCTGATGCAATCACGTCTTGGTCTGACACATCACCGCATACTTCCAAAAGCACCTTCCGACAGTCTTTCCAGTTCATTTGTTCATTGAAGTAAGCTGGGTTTGTAAGGAGCTTAAAGGCATCCTCATCTACAATTTCAGCGACTTTTTCTTTAAAATCTTTCAGCTTAGCTGGCACGTCATCAATGTGGTAATCAGTCGTGTGACCGGTAAACTCTTTATGAGCTGATCCGCGCTTCTTAGTCCATTTTTCTTTAAATGTCTTCCTGAGTGTGAGGGGCAGACCGTCTACAAGAAAGACAGCAGATACCTCGTGATCAAGGCCGTGAATTTCATCCCCTGCCTCATCTAGGGTCTTTATAGCAAAGTCTTTTTTGTTATGGCTGTCTTTATCGAAAAGCAGCCAGGTCATAGCATCAAAAAGAGTTGATTTCCCAGTGGCGTTATCTCCTAAGATTTGAACATCTTCGCCTTTCGCTTCCAGTAAGAAAGACTCCACGCCTTTGAAGTTCTTGAGTAGTAATGATTGAAGTTTTAGTGTTTTCACGTATATCCCTCCGCTTGTGTAATTTGAGGGGGTGCCTTATAATTAAAGTACGTTAATATTTGCAACCCCCTTGACCGATCAGCCGGCCAGCTGGTCGGTTTTTTCTATGAGCTTATAATCCATTTGATCAAGCGCTAACTCAATTCCATGTTTTAAACCAAGATGGTAATAAGCCATTTGCATGTTAAGTGGGGTAAAATTTTGCTCTTTTTCGTTATGGTAAAGCCACCGACGGTATAAGTTGTCTGCTGCTTCACTGATGTAACCTGGTTGTTCTCTATTAACTAGACGCATCGTTAACCCTCCCTTCGGTAAATCACACAGAGCATGTCGTTTCCTTCTGGATCACACGAGAACTTGATATCAATGATTTCTGCATCTGGATTAACTTCAAACCAGTGATTAATCGTGGTTTCTGTTCCTACTTTGATACCTATCTCAGAAGCAACTTCATTTACTGCCAATTTCTTCACTCTCCTTTCTGGTGTCAGCTGCACCGATGGAACCACGCCGGTATTTGGCAGAGGGGGATGAATGCCCCGGCATGATCCCATCGGCAAAGCCGAGAAATTCTCGGTTATTGCCTTTAAGGGGAAAATTAGATAAAATTAAACTAGTGATATTGGAAATGGTCATCTACGACCTGAGCTCTTCGGACCGCCATCCGAGGGGCTTTTTCTATGCCATTTACCGTTAACTCGCTTGAATTCTTTTAAAAGTCTCATAAACTACCCTCCAATCGACGATAATGCGAATAAGTAATAGTAAAATGCTGCAAGTGTTACTAAGCCGAGGCCGTCAACAATTAGATTACGCTTGCCTGATTTCCGGTTACTTTCATTGAAAATCCTCATAAGATCCCTCCAAGCACCATTCCTACAAACTGGCTTAACTGATTAATCTGCTCAATAATTTGTGTAATCTGGATAGGGTCGGTTGCTACCATTGCGGCAATTAGTAAATCCTGTGCGTTTGTTACCTGTCCCCATCTGATGGCTTCTTTCCAGCTGATTTCTTTACTATTTCTTTCAAACTTTGTAATGCAGGTCCGAGAACGATTCAGTCTATCTGCCAACTGCTCTTGTGTGTATCCTCTTCGCTCCCTCGCCGCCTTCAATACAGCGCCAAGGTCCATTTATCTCACCTCCCTTATGTTCCAAATTGGAACGTGCCCAGCCGGAACCCAATAAATGGTATTTATGCTTTACAATGTAAAGTAGGTCATCCGGTCTTCTGTTCTTTTTCTCGCTCAGCTTCTTTTCGTTTCTTAATGATTCGTGGTGCGCTTGTGACTTTGAAATACCTTACGACTTGACGTAAAGCTTCAACTGACGGCTTGTCTGCCATGTTGACCCCTCCCAGGTTTAAATTTGGTGGCAAAATTCTTCAATTAGCTTTTCGCCTAGCTTGATCTGACCTTTGCCAGTGACCAAAGTGGTAAAGGTCTCAATGTCACCTTGTGTTCGACTCACGATTGTTGGCGTGATGATGAATAGCCCTTGATCAATGAATCTTTGTTTTGGATTGTTGTACTCTCTACCTTTTGTGATCAGGTATCCGTTTTCTCTTAGCCACTTGAACATTTTGTTGCGACCTAAATTGATACCGTGATCGTCATACATCATTTTTGAGAAGGCTCCTACGCTGATTGCGCCGTCTGAATTTGAGACCACCTTCCCAAAGTTGGTATAAGGAAGGTTCTCTTTCTTTTCAGCTTCAAGAGCTTCGATTTTCTTCTGCTGGAGATCCATGGCCCTTTTGATAATCATTTCTGGATTGTTCCAGCGCTTTTCCACTTCAATAAAATACTGACGAGCTTGTTTGCCCTTTTCAGTACGTTGAAGCATCGCGATTTCTTTTGCGGCGTCTAACTTAATATGGTGGTCTATTACTTTTCTCTTGCCACCGAATGCCGTACTGTCTTGCACAATTTCGGGAAACACGGCAAAATCAACGTTTTCAGTAAATCCGTATTCACACATCCTGGAGAACCATTGCGTGTACCTGTCTCTGACTTCTAAAAACTCATGAAGCTCTCTGCCTGACACAATGATCTCGCCTTTTTCTGATTCAGTAGTTTTAATAAGTTCGGTCATTAGATGACCTCCTGTTTATTAGTATTTTCAACTTTCTCAATAACGGAATGCGTTAGTTCAGAATCAAAAAAAATTGCTGGATTCTCACCTAATGCATGAGCTATCACCTTTAACCGCTCTGCGTCCAACCTTGTGTCACCATTCTCTAAATATCTGTAACCCTGCAAAGACATATTAAGTTTTTTCGCTAAGTGTGTCTTGGTAACGCCTTTCGCTTTTCTTATTTTTTCTACGTTTTCATGAATCATTCGATCACCTCCGAGTAAAACTAACGCTATCCGTTAATTCAATAATACTAACGGAATCCGTTAAAGTCAAGTGTTATTTTAAAATTATTCTCAATTTACGTTATTTATGTATCGTTATCCGTTATCTATTGGTAAAATACTCAACGAAGGGTAGGAGGTATTATCTTGAGAATAGGAGAAAAAATCAAGGAACGAAGAAAGTTTAAAAGATGGAAGCAAGTTGAATTAGCGAACAGAGTTAATGTCTCGCCTCAAGTAATATCTAATTGGGAAAGAGGTTACACCCACCCAGATCACACTGACGTCTCAAAATTATCGGACGCTTTAGAATGTTCGGCCGATTACCTTCTAGGTCGCAGTGACGATCCCAGGTTAAATGAAACGGAAGATAAGGAAGTTGAAGCAGAGGCTAAAGAGTTAATGGAGATATTGAAGAGTATGCCGAAAGAACGTCGTGACGCTTACATGGACATGTTAAAAGCGTATGCGGAAGCACACGCTAAAGAAAAAAATGAAGATTAACATTTGCGCTTTTCTCTTATGACATCTACAAGCGCATTTAATTTTTGGTCTCGTCTGGAAATAATCACAATTTCTTTAATTAATTTCAATTCTTTTTCTGTCATACAGTAAAAGCACCCCTTTTGTGATTTTAGAACAGACACCGAACACAAAATACGAACAAGCGTTCCTAAAAACATGTCTCTATAATATCATAAAATTACACAAAAGAGGGATATTTTTCACACGTTTTTGCAATTTGCGGGAGAATTCGACACAATTCGTTAATATTTTTTGCCGTATTTGTTGAGTTTGACAAGATGCGTTCGTTTACTTCCATTCGGACAATCGAACACACCGACAAAGATATAAATTCTCTCTCCTTTCACCTTTAGTTTATCTCTGGCGACAATGCGGTCAAATCTGCAGCGTGTACGTTTTTTACGGAAGTAATACTCTGCGATGTGTGTTAACTCTAAGATAGTCATACTTATATGATTCAACAAAAGTTGCTTTTTATGTAATAAAGGGGTTGGTTATATGACGTTTAAAAGCAAATCATTCAAGATTATTTTCGGCTCACTCGTTGCCTTGATTGCTTTAGTTTTGATTATCGGGGTGACAGGTGGAGAGGATTTACCAGATTACGAGATTGTAGAAAATGATGACAGCCGAGATAATGTTTTGATGGTGAGAGCTGTCACGGATGAAACGGACCAGGATAAGCTGGAGTACCTTGCCGAACACTTACAAGATGAGATCCGCGATACAAGCACATTCGATGGATTAAACACATTCGCAGCATATATACGCATCCATGACGACTCAAACACAGGCGAATATGGAAATTTATTGTTGGACTCTAAAATAGCATATAGAAGTGAAGGTTTACCGATTACAGGACTTGATGAAACGAACGAGCTTTACATCGAGAATTAACAGCCCCCTCCCAGGGGCTTTTTTATTAGGAGGGAAGCTTATGCACATTAAACGGTGGGATATGTGGGTAAAGTTAGCTGATGCGCCCGCTCAAAAGATTGACGATAAGACTTATAAGATCGCTGTATTTGATAACGTAAAGCATATTAACGGTAAAAAATACGGACTGTTTAGTCGATTTATCACCATATCGCGAGAGGAAATGGAGGAGGACATATGAAAGCAGGCTTATATATAAGAGTTTCTACGGATGAACAAGCTAAACACGGTTTTAGTATACGAGCGCAAAAGGATAAACTCACAAAATTTGCTACCTCCCAGGATTGGGATATAGAAGACTACTATATAGAAGAAGGTGTCTCTGCAAAAGATATGCTAAGACCGGAATTAAGCCGGATGTTTGAAGATATTAAAACAGGCAAAATTGACGTAGTTTTGGTGTACAAGTTGGATCGGATCACACGATCAGTCAGAGACTTATACAACATCCTTGATTTATTAGAGCAGCATAATTGTAAGTTCAAGTCAGCGACAGAGGTCTATGATACAACGTCAGCAATTGGACGTATGTTTATTACTCTTGTGGCGTCATTTGCGCAATTTGAGCGTGAAAACCTAGGTGAGCGTGTCAGAATGGGCATGGAGCGCATGATGGAAGAGGGAAAGTTCACAGGCGGTATATCTCCATTCGGCTATCATTACAACAAGGAGGCGAAAACACTGGTGATAGATGATGATGAAGCTCAGGTGCTACGGTTAATCTTTGACAGTTATATGCGAGGTCTCGGAGAAGAACGAACAGCCAAGAAAGTGAATCAAATGGGGCATACCACACGAAACGGAACGACATGGACAGGGAAAACAATCAGGGATATACTCACGAATCCAGTTGCAGCCGGACATCTCAGGTGGGGTGGTGAAGTTTACAGGAACTTTGTAGATCCGATTATCTCAGAAGATCAGTTCCAGCAATGTTTAAAGCTCAGGGAGTCAAGGCGCGAAATGTCACCGCGTGCGGCCGGACCATCTCATTATCCTTTTTCCGGTATTTTAAAATGCGGACGATGCGGGGCGGCACTTAAAGGTCAATACAGAGTAGGGAGAGTTAAAGAGGACGGCAGCAGGTCAAAGTTTAAGCATTATGTATGTACTAAGGCCAGAGGTGGGTCCTGTGACTTTAAACAGATCAGCGACACTGTTGTTAATGACGTTTTTTTAAAACGTTTAAATCAAGATTTGAAAGATTATCAAACGGCCTTAGATAAAGAAAAAGATGCGCAACAGGAAGTGTCAAACATCGAAAAAGAAACCAGGTACTTAGAAGCTCAGATCAATAAAATACAGTCCAGAAAGCGCAAATGGCAACTTGCTTATGCCGATGAGGCTATCACTCTGGAAGAGCTAAAAGAACGCACAGCAGAGGACAGAGAAGCGCATGAGATACTTACAAAACAACTGGATGAGCTGAAACAGGAACAACCAGATGCCGATCCGGTTTATATGGTTGATGCACTAACCGATTTTATAGAAAACTGGCATGAGTTGGATGACCAAGAAAAGAAAATCACGCTGCAATTGTTTGTTGAGAGGGTTGTCATTGACGCTGAGGACAGAAGAGGAACAAAAACACAGCTTAGGCAGGCGTGGATTACGGATATTGTGTACAAATAA